AACAGAAATAGTAGAAACCCTTAGAAAAGCGGGGGCTGATGTATATATTTTGTCAATGGTAGGTAGGGGAATCCCTGATTTAATGGTGTGTTACAACGGAGAAACCATCTTAATGGAAGTCAAGCGTGACGCAAAAGCCAAGTACACCAAAGACCAACTCAAGTTTATTGCGAATTGGAAGGGTGGCCCACTTAGCCGTGTGGATTCACCTGAAGCTGCGCTACGAGCGATTGGATTAGTCCGTGTTGCTGACCAATCTTAAAGTTACCGAATACAACCAAGACTACTATGACGAGCATAAAGATGCTGGTTTAGATTACCTTGGGCATGGTTACTGGCAAGAAGAATACGCCAAAATGGTCGTAGAAGCCTGTAAAACGCCCCGTGATGGCTTTGTTGTAGATGCTGGGTGTGCGTGTGGCTCAATCCTAAAAGGCTTTCATAAGCTAAATATGCGGGTTTTAGGGGTAGATTTAAATGAATCCATGATTGGGTTGGGTTGTACCCAATTTGGGTATTATGCTAACGAACTGGTTTGTGGCTCAATCGCTGACACCCCCGCATTGACTGAAAGCGTTGATTTGGTGCATACCGCCCAAGTTCTTGAGCATATCCCGCAAGACCAAATGGATGGCATCTTGCATGAATTTTCAAGAATTTTAAAGAAATCAGGTCGAGCGTTTATTTGCTTAGATGCCGTAAAAGACGGGGAAACCAAAGAAATGTATATGGGTGACCCGACCCATGTAAACATTCAACCGATAGATTATTGGTACAAACTATTCCATAAGCACGGATTTATGTTTGATGTGGAAGCATATAACAAATTTGTTAGGTCTAAATACAAGCCGACAGAGGACAAAGACGAGAACTTTTTTAACGCTTACCCTTATTGGTCGGTGTGGATTTTGCAAAAAACCTAATATAATGAGGTATGTAAAGGAGTTTTTATGGAAAATTGCGCCCTGTTTCTAGCAACATTGCTACATTCTGCGACTAATACGCATTTTTTCCATTTCACAACCGATTCGTATGCCAAGCATAAGGCTTTGGCTAAATATTACGATGGCATTGTAGGTTTAGTAGATACTTTAGCGGAATCTTACATGGGTAAATACGGAAAGCTAACTACTTTCCCAAGCGTTTACCACCAACCTAAAGACCCAATTAAATACATGGAATCGCTACAAAACTTTGTGGCTGATGCCCGTCAAGATTTGCCGCAAGATTCTGAACTACAGAACATCATTGATGAGATTGCAGACCTTATCAATTCCACGACTTATAAACTTAAGTTCTTGAAATAAAAGGATAAATTATGCCACTCGTCAAATCAGGTAGCAAAGAAGCCGTAGGCAAAAACATTAAAAAAGAAATGGAAGCTGGCAAACCTAAAAAACAAGCCGTAGCTATCGCACTGGCAACTGAGCGTAAATACGCTAAAGGTAGCCGCAAGGCCAAGCTAGAAGATGCTTACGCTAAATACATAGAAGAAAAAGCATGAGTAGGCGTGACCAAATCCGTGCCGCAATAGATAAGCACGATAAGCCTATACCTAAAACCACAAAGGGCAAAGGTCGCAATTACTTATCTGTAGAAGAAGGTGCGGGAATGACGGCTAAAGGTCGTGAAGCATATAACCGCAAGAACAACGCTAATTTAAAAGCCCCCGCCCCAAACCCAAAGACTGAAGCTGACAAAGGTCGCAAGGCTAGTTTCTGTGCAAGGATGGGTGGGGTTGTTGCTAAAAGCAAAAACGCTGAACGAGCAAAAGCAAGTATGAGGAGATGGAACTGTGGCTAAAGAAGGTTTGTATCATAATATTCACCAAAAAAGGGCTAGGATTAAAGCTGGTTCAGGCGAAAAGATGAAAAAGGTTGGAGCTAAAGGCGCACCAACCGCCCAAGACTTTAAAGATGCTGCTAAAACCGCTAAAAAACCCCGCAGACAAGTAATCTCTGACGCTATGAAGGATATGTAATGTTTAAAAAAGAAAAGATTAAACCTGAGAATTCTTTGTTGCAACCGCACAAACAAACCACGCTAGAAAAGAACCAAGATAAGCGTGAGAAGCGTAAAGCCGCATTGATGAAGCACTTTAATAAGTTTGCAAAGGATATGGCGTAAACTTAGTTTTAGTATTAGAATTTACCCTAACTAAATCAATCACTTGAGGTAGTATGGTTAATAAACAATTAAAAAATAATCCTAAAGGGGCAGGCAGACCAGCAGGAAGCCCCAATAAAAGCACCGCATTGGCTAGAGAAGCCATAGCACGGTTTGTTGATGGTAATAGCCATAAGTTACAAGAGTGGCTAGAAGCCATTGCTGATGACCCTAAATACGGCCCTAAACACGCATTTGACTGCTTTATGCAAGTGGCTGAATACCATGTACCTAAACTAGCCCGTACTGAGCATACTGGTAGCGAGGATAAACCCATACGATATGTGGTTACATGGAAGAAATAGACTTAAGGCTGGGGGATTGCCTTGAGGTTATGCAGACCATACCTGACAAATCAATAGATGCCATTATTTGCGATTTGCCTTATGGCACAACAGCCTGTAATTGGGATAGCGTAATACCTTTTGAACCGCTTTGGGCGCAATATAAGCGAATTATTAAAGACAATGGTGCAATAGTATTGTTTGGTAGTCAGCCGTTTACAAGCGCCTTAATTACAAGCAACATTAAATGGTTTAAGCATGAATGGATTTGGCTTAAAAATGTGCCTACTGGAATGGCAAATTCTGCTTATTCACCCATGAAATACCATGAAAATATACTTGTTTTTTGTGATGGCAAAGTCAAGACATTTAATAAACAATTAGAACCAAGGGAAGGTAAAGGTAAAGATTGTTATAACTACGCACATTATTGCGGTGATTCTAACCATGTAAAAATGGAAAAAGTTAAAAAATTTTATGACCCTAACTTTGTAAATCCTTCTTCAGTTTTGTTATTTAATTCTGTGCCGAACAGAAAAAACAAATTGCATCCTACTCAAAAACCCGTTTCTTTAATAGAATATCTTGTAAAAACCTATACAAATCAAGGTGATACTGTGCTTGATAACTGTATGGGTTCAGGCACAACAGGCATGGCTTGTAAAAGCTTAAGCCGTAAATTTGTAGGGATTGAGCAAGACTCAAGCTATTTTGAGGTTGCAAAGGCTCGTATTTATGGATGAATTAGCCGAATATACAGACCTTAATATTGAACTGTATAAGCCTAGGGATGTATTCTTAGACTTCCACGACAGAACCCAGCGATGGGCTGTAATTATTGCTCACCGAAGAGCAGGCAAGACAGTCAGTTGCATAAATGATTGCCTGTGGCGAGCTTTAACAGAAGGAAAGGAAAATGCCCGATATGCGTATATTGCCCCGTACTATGCCCAAGCGAAGTCTATTGCTTTTGATTACCTTATGCAGTTTAGTGAGCCTGCTAGGGTACGCCATAACATCTCTGAATTATGGGTCGAACTGTTTAACGGGGCTAGAATTCGTTTGTTTGGTGCAGACAATCCTGACGCACTTAGGGGTTTATACTTAGATGGCGTAGTCCTAGACGAATATGCCGACATGAAGCCAAAAATATGGGGCGAGGTAATCCGACCCCTATTGGCTGATAGGCAAGGTTGGGCTACATTTATTGGCACACCGAAGGGCCACAACACCTTTTACGACATATACCAATACGCCACGCTAAACAAGGATGAGTGGTATAGCACCGTCTTACGGGCTAGTAAAACCAAGATATTGCCACAGGCTGAACTAGATGATGCCCTTAAATCCATGAGCATTGACCAATTTCAACAAGAGTTTGAGTGTAGCTTTGAAGCTGCCATATTAGGGGCTATTTACGGCACGGAGATGCGTTTGCTCACAGATGCGGGGCGTATTACCAAAGTGGAGTGCGATACCATGTTTCCTGTACATACAGCATGGGATTTGGGCTACAACGATGCTACGGCTATTTGGTGGTTTCAGGTGGTGCATGGCGAGATTCGGGTATTGGATTACCACGAAGCGCATGGGCAACCCATCATTTACTATGCCAACCAAATCAAAGAACGACCCTACGAATATGGTACACATTGGCTACCCCATGACGCTCGTGCAAAGACACTAGCAAGTGGTGGTAAGTCAATAATTGAACAATTAATGGATAAATTGCCCCTAAAAAGCGGAAATTTGTTTAAAATAGTACCAAATCTGTCATTACAAGACGGTATTCAAGCTACAAGGATGGCATTAGCTAGGACTTGGTTTGATGGTTTTAAATGTCAGGATGGGATTGAGTGCTTGCGACAGTACCAAAGGGAATACGATGAGGATAAGAAAGTATTTCGAGATAAGCCTAGACATGATTGGACAAGTCATGGAGCGGATGCTTTTAGGATGCTTTCTATTGCTTGGCGAGATGAAACAGAAATTGAAAGACAAAATCAGCCGATTAAAGGCATATTTGTCGGACAGACTGATGTGACCCTTGAGGAAATGTGGAAAAGCACACCAAAAACTAATTACCAAAGGTATTAAGTATGAACGATACGCTAAATAAGACTTACGAAGATTGGTACAACACCATCGCCCAGTATGACAAATCATTTAGGGAATGGGAAGCACGAGTACCCCGTATTATTAAGCGTTACCGTGATGACAGCCGTACCCGTAATAACCCTAATGCTCGTTTTAATATCCTTTGGTCAAATGTTCAGGTTATCAAGCCTGCTATTTTTGCAAGACTTCCCCGCCCTGATGTAAGCCGTAGATTTCGTGACAACGACCCGATTGGGCGTGTAGCGTCAATGATGCTTGAACGGGCGTTGGAGTATGAGATTGAACACTATTCTGACTACCGTTCCGCTATGGATAATGCGGTGCTTGACCGCTTATTGGGTGGTCGTGGCACGGCATGGGTGCGGTATGAGCCACATATTGTTGCCGAACAAAACGACCTAAACACAGGGTTAGCTGGTCAAGATGTAGGCAACGGAATACAGATTACAGAGGATGCCGATGAAGCCGAAACGGAAAACGCTGAATTATTGGAATCGCAAGAACGCATTGAATATGAGTGCGCCCCTGTGGATTATGTTCATTGGCGTGACTTTGGTCATACTGTTGCTCGTACTTGGGAAGAAGTAACTGCGGTATGGCGTAAGGTTTATATGAGCCGCCAAGCTTTGATTGACCGCTTTGGTGAGGAAGTTGGCAGCCGTATTCCGTTAGATACCAAGCCTGAATCCGATAAATGGGCTACCAAACAAATGGTTGCCGAGCATTACCAAGCTTGTATATACGAAATTTGGGATAAAGAGCAAGGTAAAGTCTTTTGGATTAGCAAGTCAATGGGCGAAATTCTTGACGAAAAGGATGACCCATTACAGTTAGAGGGATTCTTTCCATGCCCCAAACCGTTGTATGCAACGCTGACCACAGACAACCTTGAGCCTGTGCCTGACTTTGTTCTGTATCAAGACCAAGCCAAACAGTTAGATACCCTTGCAGACCGCATTGATGGCCTTGTAAACGCCTTGAAAGTGCGTGGTGTATATGACGCTTCAGAAAGTGCATTAGCCCGTTTATTCTCTGAAGGTGAAAACAATACCTTGATACCAGTCAAGAATTGGCAAGCTTTTGCTGAGAAACAGGGTATGCGTGGTGCGATTGACTTAGTTGACTTAGCCCCATTTGCCCAAGCCCTACAAATGGCTTATCAGGCGATGGAGCAAGTCAAGGGCCAAATCTACGAGATTATGGGTATTGCCGACATTCAGCGTGGTCAAACCGACCCCAATGAAACGCTTGGCGCACAGATTATTAAGTCCAATAACGCTAGTGGTAGGCTTAAATACCTACAACACGCAGTCGTTGACTTTGCTACCGAACTCCTAAAGATTAAGGCGCAGATTATCTGCAAACATTTTACTGAGGATACGATTGTCAAGATTAGTGGTGCAATGCAACTTAGCCCACAAGACCAACAGTTAGTGCCACAAGCCCTACAACTGCTCAAAGACGAACCCGCTAAGAACTTCCGTATTGAAGTCACTAGCGATTCAATGATTTACCAAGACGAGCAACAAGAAAAGGCTGACCGTGTGGAGTTCTTATCAGCCGTTAGCCAGTTTATGAACAATGCGTTGCCGATTGCTACAACCGCACCTGAATTAACCCCATTACTCATGGAAATGCTCAAGTTTGGCGTGACTGCATTTAAGGCTGGAAAAGGCATGGAAGGGCTTATTGATGAAACTGCCGACCAATTTAGAAATCAAGCTAAAGCGATGGAAGGCCAACCCAAGCCACCGCCTGTTGAGGTGCAAAAGATTCAGGCTCAATCTCAGGCTAAGATTCAAGAAATGCAAATGTCAGTCCAACTGGAACAGCAGAAGATGGCTGCCGAAATGGAATTGGAAAAGGCTAAACAGGAGTATCAAGCACAAGAGAATCAGCTTAAATTCCAACTGGAAGAACAGCGTAACGCTCAAGAGCGTGAGATGGAGATGAAGCTGGCTCAAATGAAGATGATGACTGAGCGCAACACCCAACTCCTATTGGCTTACATTAACAACGGGGCTAAGATTGAAACCGCCCGTATTAGTGCTGGTGTAGATTCAGGTGAAGGAATTGCCGAGGAATACACTATGGATGAGGATATGTTAAAGGCTCAAGAACATCCATTAGCCCCTATAGCCAACGCTATTGCCCAAGGTAACCAAGAAATGACGGCTACACTAGGTGCTTTGATTGAACGACTTAACCAACCCAAACAAGTTCTCCGTGATGAGAACGGCAAAATCATAGGAGTAACAAATGCCCAGTAATCTTAAATATTCCAATGGCACACGAAATGCCCAACAAGTCGGACTGATTACCTACGCTGGGTCAGGTGCTTTGATTAACATTTATTCAGGTAGCCAACCCGCCAACGCTAATACCGCCATATCAGGGCAAACCCTACTGGTTACCCTTACAGTATCAGGTTCGTTTGGTACGGATAGCAACGGTACGATTACTTTATCGACTGTGACTAACGGCACGGCAGTAGCAACTGGCACGGCATCATTTTTCCGTATTACCCAATCTAACGGTTCTACTGTAGTCATGGATGGCTCGGTAGCTACAAGCGATGCTGACTTAGTGCTAAACAATACAAGTATTGCTACGGGTCAGGTTGTAAGCATCTCCGCAGGCACGATTATCAGAGCAAACCAGTAAGGATAAATTATGGCTTTAGTCCTCAAGGATAGGGTTAAGGAAACAACGACCACAACAGGCACAGGCTCATTTAGCCTTGCGGGGGCAGTCACGGGCTATGATTCGTTTGGTCAAATTGGCACAGGCAATACCACTTATTATGCGGTTTACCTTGACGGTGGCTCAGAGTGGGAAGTGGGTATTGGTACTTACACAGCACCATCAACACTATCTCGTGACACCATTCTAGCGTCTAGCAATAGCGGTAGCGTAGTTACATTTAGTGCAGGGCAAAAGACCATTTGGTGTGATTACCCCGCAGGCAAGGCTGTATTTACCGATGCTAGTGGCAATGTATCACGCTCAATCGTAGATATTTCTGCTATTTCAGGCGCAATTAAAACCCCTGAATCTATTGAGTTTGACACCAATCCAAGCATTATTCCTACAGCTACAGGCTCAATGTTTTGGGATAACGGCAATAAAACCCCAAGCCTTATCCTCGATGCCGATGTAACCTTACAAGTAGGTCAAGAGAATGTGGTGTTGGTTTATAACAACAGCGCATCAACCATTACCAACGGTTCTGTGGTTGCGGTTAATGGCGCACAAGGCCAAAGACCCGCAGTAGTCTTAGCTGATGCGGATACTGAGCCTTTGTCGGCTGGAACTTTAGGCATTGCAACCGAAGATATTGCAGCAGGCGCAGAAGGATTTGTTACTACTTTTGGAATAATTCGGGGTATTGATACTAGCGCATTTACCGCAGGAAACCCCATTTATCTATCAACCACAGCAGGACAGTTTACGGCTACACGCCCACCAGCCCCCGCACACACTGTATTTTTGGGTTGGATTATTAAAGTAAACGCTAGTTCAGGTGAAGTCTTTGTAAACATTAGCAACGGCTGGGAACTAGACGAACTACACAATGTATTAATTACAAACCCAACAGGGGGTAATTTACTATCTTATGACCAAACGGCTGGATATTGGAAAAACATCAACTTAACAGACGGCACGGCTATCTCAATAACCGAAGCCACAAATGGCGCAGTAACCATAGCGAATACTGGTGTTACCGCTCTCTCTGCTGGTACAGGCATATCCGTATCGGGTTCGACTGGTAGCGTAACGGTTAGCAATACAGGAGTTACTAGCGTTACAGGCAGTAGTTTCAAGCGGGGGTTCAACCCCAGCTATAAGCATGGCTCAAGCCACCTCTAGTGTAGATGGGTACTTATCTAGCACCGATTGGACTACATTTAATAGCAAGCTAACCAACCCAATGACCACATTGGGCGATGTGATTTATGGGGCATCTAGCGGTACAGCTACCCGACTTGCTGGTAACACCACTACCAATAAATACTTTTTAAGCCAAACAGGCACAGGCACAGTATCAGCCGCACCCTCATGGTCAACTTTGCCAACCGTATTGCCCGTATTAAATCGTTCAGGCTCAACAGTTAGCGTAGCCGTAGGCAATGGCGTGTTACCAGTTTTGACTTATGGCGGTTCAACGGTTAATGTGGCAATCAATTAAGGATAAATCATGGCAGCTAAATACCCATTAGTTCTTAGCGGAACAACAATACAAGAGTTACAAAGCGGAGATACCATTAATGGTTATGCCCAAACAGGCGCAACAAATACCTATACTGGCGCACAAATTGGCAATATAACGACTTTAACTGACGGGGCTACGATTACCCCTGACTTTGCCCTAAACAACAGTTTTACCGTAACTTTAGGTGGAAACAGAACGCTCGCAAACCCAACAAATTTGGTGGCTGGGCAGTCGGGAGTGATTATAATTAATCAAGACGGAACGGGCGGTAGAACATTGGCTTACGGCACTTACTATGACTTTTCAGGCGGTACTGCGCCAACTCTAACTACAACCGCTTCTGCCGTTGATATGATTGCTTACTTTGTTGTATCAACCACAAAGATTAACTGCGTATTTACTGGAGATTTAAAATGATAGTAGCTGGTTCAGCAAGTCCTCTTTTATTATCTTCCGCAGGCGGTTACAACCTAACCAACTCCTTACGCTTTAGGGCTAGTGCTTCTGCTTATCTAAACAGAACTCCAGCTAGTGCTGGTAATCGTAGAACATTCACAATTTCTGTTTGGGTTAAAAGAGCAAAATTAGGTTCTCCACAACCAATACTTGTTGGTTTTAATGGTGGTTCTCAATATACATCTATTGGTTTTAATGGTAGCGACCAAATATATATCCCTCAAGATAATGGTAGTGGCGGTGTATTTTATCCAAACACAAATGCAGTATTTCGTGACCCATCTGCTTGGTATCATATTGTTGTTGCATTTGATACAACACAAGGAACGGATACAAATAGACTAAAGGTTTATGTAAATAATGTTCAACAAACATTAACAGGTGGAGCAATTTATCCATCACAAAATTCAGATACTTGGATAAATATTGCAAATACTCATTATCTTGGTGGTTGGACTGCAGTTTCAGAATATACAGATGGATACTTTGCTGAATATAACTTCATTGATGGTCAACAATTAACCCCATCCTCATTTGGTCAAACATCCGCAACAACTGGTGTATGGATTCCTAAGAAATACACAGGAACATACGGCACTAATGGATTCTATTTACCATTTACTGATAACTCTGCTCTGACTACATCATCTAATGCTGGACTAGGAAAAGACTTCTCAGGCAACGCAAACTATTGGGTTACAAACAATATTAGCATTACTGCTGGCTCTACTTATGACAGCATGACCGATGTGCCTACGCTGACAAGTGCTACTGTGGCTAATTATTGTGTGCTTAATCCATTAGATAAAGCTACAAATTTTACTTTAGCTGGAGCCAATCTAAATTTCACACCAGCTAATACTAGCGATTTATATTCTTGTCGTTCTACATTTCAAATTCCATCAACAGGAAAATGGATTTGGGAAGTAACAAATACAAACTCAGCCTATATGATTACGGCTGGTTTATTAAGCGGTTCTACTGCTCTTGTAGGGCAACAAACAGTAACTTGTGCATCAATGACTGTTGGCTCTATTGGAACATTTTTTTCAACATCACAATGGATGAACACAACTACAACTTGGAGTGTAACCAATGTTGGGAATGGAGATACATTAGTTATTGCTTATGATGCTGATGGTGGAAATATTTGGTTTGGTAGAGTAGCATCAGGGGGAACAACAGTAACTTGGTATAACACTAGCGGAACTGCCGACCCATCAACAGGAACAGACCCAAGAGCATCAAGCATTACTGCTGGTGGATGGTTTGCTGGATTTGGAACTTACTATACCCCATCAGGAGCATCTGCAAATTTTGGGCAAAGACCATTTTCTTTTACTAATATTCCAACAGGATTCAAAGCACTAAACACATTTAACTTGCCTACTCCTACGATTGGTGCTACTGCATCTACTCAGGCGAATGATTACTTTAATGCGGTATTATATACAGGCACAGGCTCATCGCAGTCAATTACTGGGTTAGATTTTCAACCTGACTTGGTTTGGATTAAGTCTAGAAATAATGCTGGTTCAAACCATTTAATTGATGCTGTTCGTGGGATTCCGTTATTTATATTTAGTGATTCCACGGCTGGAGATACATCTAGACCTAACTCTTTTACATCATTTAATTCAAATGGTTTTACTGTTGGCTCTAGTTCTGATGGCAACACTAACTTAAATACCTACACTTATGTCGCATGGAACTGGAAAGCCAACGGAGCAGGTTCATCTAACACAGCAGGTTCTATTACATCTACAGTAAGTGCTAATACTACTGCTGGATTTAGTATTGTTACTTATACAGGCACAGGCTCAAATGCCACAGTAGGACATGGCTTGGGTGTAGCACCTAAGATGGTGATTGTTAAAAAGCGGTCAGGCACAAGCTCTTGGCCTGTTTATCATTCTGGACTAACTTCAGCTTCATACTATGTTTTATTAGAATCAACTTCAGCAGAAGTATCTAATAATATTTATTGGAATGGAACTGCTCCATCTTCTACTGTGTTTAGCATTGGCACAACCTCTAATACTAATGAAAATGCTTCAACTTATGTAGCCTACTGCTTTGCAGAAGTCGCTGGCTATTCTGCATTTGGCTCATATACAGGAAATGGCTCTAGTGATGGGCCGTTTGTGTTTACTGGGTTTAGACCTAGATTTGTTCTTTTAAAATCTAGTAGCGCAGCAACAGATTGGTATATTTATGATACTGCTAGAGATACATACAATGTAGCAACTCTTGAATTAAATCCAAACCTTGCTGCTGCAGAACAAAATGGAACTTACGGAAGTATGGATATTAACTCAAACGGATTTAAATTAAGGTTTGCAACTGGAGAAGTCAACGCTTCAGGAGCAACATATATTTATTATGCCGTAGCAGAAAACCCCTTTAAATACGCTAACGCACGATAGGAGAAATTATGTTTGCAATCGTACAAAACAATCAAATAGTCATGCTAGTTCAAGATGGCACGGCTTTTGAATACAACGGAGTTCAGTACCCACAAAACTGGACTAACTTATCTACGCCTGAAGAAAAGGCACAGATTGGTATGGTTGATGTGGTTTATGCCCCAATGCCTAATCAGCAATACTATTGGGTAACCCAAACCGAACCCGTCTATAACGAAGCTACCAATCAGGTAGATATTGGGTTTACGGCTACACCTAAAGACCTAACCCAGTTAAAAGCTAATTTGGTTGGTCAGGTTAAACAAACCGCTTACTCTATCCTTTTGCCTAGCGATTGGATGGTCGTAAAAGCGTTTGAAACTAGCACCGCAATCGACCCCGCTTGGAATACTTGGAGAGCAGAAATCCGCACCCAAGCTGACCAAGGTATGACTGCGATTGAAGCTTGTACATCGGTTGAGGAATTAGAAGCGTTGCCTGCAATTCAATGGGCGCATGACCCCAACTATGTACCGCCTGTAGAAGAAACTGAAGAAACAGTAGAAGCCTAAAAATGCTAGGCTTTAATGCCTTTTCTGAACAGGCAATATCGGACATCAGCTTACCCGTTATTACGGGTATTCTGTACGCAACGGATAATAATGACACCGCTAATTTGTCAGGCGAGGTCTTGGTTGCTGGTCAAATCAATACCACCGATGGCACAGATTACGCATTATTAAGCGGTGAAAATAGGGTTGACGGGGTAATTGATACCACCGATAGCCCCGATACCGACCAATTTACAGGCGCAGTAGCTGTAAGTGGCGTACTAAGTGCTACAGACGGCACAGACACAGCAAGCTTATCAGGTGCAGTCAATGTATTGGGAATCCTAAATACTACCGATGAAAACGACACCGCCTTATTATTGGGCGAAACAGGCCCAACACCTGAACCTCCATCGGGTATAGATACGCATGACGGCTTTACACCTGAAGAAATCCGTAGGGCTAGAAACCTAGACCGCAAGATTCGGGAAAAACAATTAGCCCTTTACAAGGCACAGCAAGAAGCCAAGAAGCGGAGAAAGCAACAACTCCGTGATTTAGTTGACCCACCAAAAATTGTTGCAAAAGCAAAACGAAATAAACTACAATCTATTCAAGAGGTTAAGGCTGATATACCGTCAGTCGATACTACAGAACTAGAGCAGTCTATCGCCTACCTTGAGAACCAACGCAGTAAGTTACAGAGGGCGGTAGATTTAAGAAGGCAACAAGCTTATATACAAGCACAGTTAGCGATTCTTGAAGCCCAACGACAAGCTGAGTTGGATGACGAAGAATCAATACTGATGCTTTTATGACACCATATACGCAATATCAAAAAGGCGTTGATTTACTACATTTAGGTCACTACCAGTCAGGCTTTCGCCTGTTTGAGTTTCGGTGGCACAAAAAGACCCGTGAAGCCACAGGGGAACAATGGCAAAAGTTTATAGACGCACCAAAATGGGATGGGGAACGCCTTTACGGTAAACACATTACCGTGCAGATGGAACAAGGCTTTGGGGATATTATCCAGTTTGCTAGATTCTTGCCCATGCTTAAGGCTTGGGGGGCTAAAGAAGTTTCGGTCATGTGCCACAAATCTATGTTGCAAATACTTGGGCAAATGGATTGTATTGATACACTGTCTTGTATAAGAAATGAGGGCAGGCCGCTAGAAGCCGACTATTGGATTGGTAGCATGAGTTTGCCATTCTTTGCCCTACACGCCCCGTTGTATGTGCGTCAGTCATATCCTATTAGCAAGACCAAAATTGTAGGCTCTGAGGGCTATTTAAACGCCACACCAAGCGGTATTGAGCGCAAGATAGGGGTGAACTGGCACGCAAGTGGTGGGCCATTGCATTATGTTAAATCCGTGGATGTAAACTTTTTGCGGGAAAACTTAGGTAGCGACTGTTATTCCCTAAATATCACCAATGACGATATTTTTGTGCCTTTGCCACAAGACGGTTGGAAAGAGAACTTTTACAAAACCGCTTGTCACATGAAGTCATTAAAGGCGGTAGTAGCCCCCGATACTGCTACGGCTCACCTTGCGGGTGCATTAGGGGTCAAATGTTTTTTACTATTGCCTGACGATGAATACATTTGTTGGCGATGGAAACATGGGGTGTGGTATGACAGCATCGTACCGCTAAGAAAACAGGAGTGGCACAAACTCCCACATTTATTGGAGAAACTATGATTTGCCCTAAATGCGGTTACTCTGAATCAAATCATGTAGTTACAAAATCAGATAAGGAAAAATACCTAGATTTTTGGGGATTTACCCTTGGTACACCTGAAGCGGAAGAAGCTTGGCGACAAAAGGAAGAAATGACCGCCAAAGAAGCCCCAATGGTTATGTCAGATATTGAAGGCTATGTATCTCAGGTTGATGGCACATGGATTAAGAGCCGTAGCCACCATCGGGAACACCTTAAACAGCACCGAATGATTGAACTAGGCAACGATGTACCAATGCAACACAAGCCTGTTGAATTAAGCCGTAAAGACCAAGAAACCCGTAAACGCAAGATTGCCGAACTTGCTTACGCCAAACTAAACTATCGTTAAGGAGCAGACATGGCAGACCGCAGAGAAATGTTGGAAGCAGCGTTGGAAGATGTACTTGAGCCACAAGATGAGGGTAAACCCGTAGATACAGAGGAAGAACATGAGGAAGTGCAAGTCGAAGTTTCTCAAGACGAACCAGTACGGGATGAAAAAGGTCGTTTTGTCGCAAAAGAGGAAACGCCAGCAAAGGAAACAAGCCCTGAGAATATTGCAGAAGATACGACTGAAGCCGAACAGCCCGAAGAACAACCTGAGATTAGCGATATACCAAAGCCTACAACTTGGAAGAAAGACCTATTACCTTTATGGGACAAGATAGCCAAAGGCGAAACATTAACTAAAGAAGAAAGCAAAAAACATCTTGAATACCTTAACCAACGAGAGAATGAATTTAAAAAGGGCGTTAGCGTATATAAAGCGGAAGCGGAACGAGCAAAGGTGCTTGAGGAAGCAATTAACCCGTTTATCCCCGAACTCCAAGCACAAGGAATCCATCCTGCCGCTTGGATAAGTAATCTTGGTCGGGCGCATATGATGTTGACCAAAGCCCCATATGAACAAAAAGTGCAAATGTTTCATAGACTTGCACAAGATTATGGAGTAAACTTAAATGGTGATGCACAACCAACTGCACCAACTGATGCTTATACACAACAGTTAATGCAGCAACTTTATCAAGTTAATCAAGAGGTTAGCACGATAAAGTCAAGGTTTGAGCAAGAAGAACAATCACGCTTGGCTGGTGAAATCGAGCGTGTAAGAAGTAACAAAGAGCGGTTTCCGCACTTTGACATGGTTAGGGAAGAAATGGCTCAACTACTTGAGTTAGGAAAAGCACCCGACCTTGAAACGGCTTATGCCAAAGCTGTAAGGCTGAATGATGAAGTTTGGGCGATAGAACAGGAACGACTCCTGACTGACGCAAAAAAACAAGCATCTCAGGCCCAGCAAGTAGCACGAGCCAAAGCAACGGCTGTTAGTCCAAAATCCGTTACTCCTAACGGAACGCAGGCGAAAGTCGAAGCAAAGGACAGGCGTTCTCTGTTAATGGCGCAAATGACCGAAGCAGAGAGCGGTAGGCTTTAATTAACTTTTATAAGGATATATCATGGCATTTGCTAACTCAGCAATCACCGATATTATCGCTACCACCATTCAAAGTCGTAGCGGTGAATTGGCTGATAACTTAACGCAGAACAATGCGATTCTGCAAAGACTTAACTCTAAGGGTAATGTACGCCCATTCTCAGGCGGTAATGTGATTTTGGAAGAAATTATGTACAACGACCCCAACACCAACAACGCTAACTCGTATAGCGGTTACGAAGTTCTGAACATTGCTCCTGATAGCCCAATCTCGGCTGCTCAGTTCAAAATTGCTCAGTACGCTGCTGCCGTAACGATGAGCGGTTTAGAAATGCTCCAAAACTCAAGCAAAGAAGCAATCATCGACTTGTTAGATGGTCGTATGCAAGTTTCTGAAGCACGCTTGTTGAACCGCATTTCGGGTGACCTTTATGGTGACGGTACTGGTAACGGTGGTAAGAATATTGACGGTCTAGCTGCCGCAGTTTCTACTTCCCCAACCACAGGCACATACGGTGGTATTAACCGTGCAAACTGGTCTTTTTGGCAGAATCAAGTCACCACAGGCTTGACCTCTACCAACACCTTGGCAAAGATGACCGAAGCTGCTATCAAGCAAGTTCGTGGCACAGACAAGGCTGACCTTTACATTGCTGGTAACACCGCATATCAGTATTTCGTAGGCGCATTGCAAGCAATTCAGCGTATTACTACCGAAGAATCGGGTGCTGCTGGTTTCGCATCTCTCAAGTTCTACGGTGGCGGTACATCTGCTGATGTTGTACTTGGTGGTGGTATTGGTAACCAAGAGAACGCAAACTATATGTATCTCTTGAACACCAATTACATCTTCTTCCGCCCACACAAAGAGCGTAATTTCGTGCCGATTGGTGGTGAGCGTCAAGCTATCAACCAAGACGCAATCGTTAAACTCTACGGTTGGGCAGGTAACTTAACCACCAGCAACGCTCAGTTGCAGGGTATTTTGACCACCTAATTTGTAAAGGAAAAATCATGGCTTATTCAGTTCTCCCTATTGCTGGTGTTGATTTAGAAACCACCACGCCAATTAGTTTTGACTACACCAATGGCGCAACTGCCGTTTCTATCCCTAGTTTTGGCCCTTTGGGTGCTGAAACTTTTGGTAGCGATGGTTTGCGTTATGTGTTTGCCAAAGCTGGTGGCACGATTGCTGCTGGTGCAACCGATGTTACCGTTAATGCTTCTACCTTTGCCGCTACAAGCGGTGGTGGTGCTTACATTGCTCCTGCCGTTTCGATGGTTTCGGGCGAGTATGGCTGGTTTGGTAAAGCAAGCGTTTAACCAAAAATTGTAGTAAAAACAAGGGGCTATCTCGTTTGGGGTAGCCCTTTTTTCTTTAACCGTAGTACCTTAACCACTTAAGGAGTTTTACAAATGGCAATAGAAAGCGATGTGCAAGACGCAGATTCTCGTTTGGCAGTTAAGTTTTATAAGCGAGCCGTCAAACTAGAGCATGAATCCAACGAAGCAGGCAGACCAATCTATAAGGACTTTGACTTTGTACGCATTATGGTCGCTGGGGATAATCTAACGGAAATTGATACCTACGCACAGGAAAGCCATAAACAGCGTTTTCCACGCCAATGGCTTCAATACATGGCAACCCAAGATTCTAGTAGTGAAATCATTGGAACGCCCGTAGAGCAATGGCCTTTGATTAGCCAATCCCAAGCGCAAGAACTACGGGGTGTGAAGTTTATGACCGTAGAATCTATCGCTAACGCTTCTGACTTACAACTCCAACGGATTGGGATGATTGCTGGTATGTCACCCCATGCGTTTAGGGATAAAGCACGGACTTTCTTAAATTTAGCTGAAGAAACCGCAGAAGCATCAAAACGGGCAGAAGAAATTAACCAATTAAAGCAAGAACTTGCCAAAAAAGACGAGGAAAATGCTAGAATTAAGGCTGAAACTGATGCGAAGCTTGCCTTAATG